CATTTATAGTAGTTATATCATAATTTTGTGCAAAGTCAAACCTTGTTTGCTGAGCAGCAGAATCTATATAGATCCAATCAATATTCCACTTTTCAATTAATTTCTGTATTTGTGTTGCATGTTGTTCTGTAGTTCTTTCTGCATCTAGGTATTCATCTACAAGATAGTATTTTTGTTCGTCCCAATCATATGCTATCACACAAAAGGCAGTTGGATCTTTATATCCTACGTCCATTCCAGCAAATACGTCCATTTTATGAGTTTCAAATTCAGATAGATCTGCAATACATTTTTCATGATCAAATGTCCAAATCTGTCCTTCATAGATATTAAAGTCAGCTTCATATTCTTGATTAAACTCAGCTTCTGACATACTCTTTCGAGCCTCAGCTATATCTTGCTCAGATAATCTAGGGTTTTCATGATAGGTTGCTCTAAGTGATGCCCACTCGGGGTATTCATCACTAAAACCTCTGTAGTAAAAATCTGCAAACCAGTT